GAGTCTGTATACCAGCGTTAGAGACGAAGTTAACACCCGTAAAGTCTAATTCACCTCTAGCGATAGTAGATACGTTTGTAACCGCTGCTGGAAGCGTTAGAACGTCTCCTCCAGTGTATCCGCTACCATAGTTGGGAATATTATCAAGAGTTTGGACAGCACCCATTGTTGCGCCACCCAATGTGTATACAAATCCAGAACCTGTTACACCAGCACCAACAGCAGCCGAAGCCATCAAATCTGTACCTGCTACCCCACAAGCATCACCAGAAGTATAATTTTCGCCTGACTGAGTAATATTAACTTCACTAACTTTACCTGGAACCTTTGAAATAGTATATCCAAATCCAGAACCTGTTGTTGCATCAGTTAATGTAACTCCTGCTCCCATATTAGCATGGAGAGAACAACTAACGTAAAGATTGTCTGTTACAGGAGCAGCAGGAACTACCCAAGTTATTTGTCTAGTAGTAGCAGATTGATAGTTAGCAAGCCAATCTGTTGTATTCACATTAGAACCATCTAATGTGTATGTAATTCCGTCTGTGCTAATACTAGCAGTATCGTCCTGTGTTGTAGAGAAAAACAGTGGATGACCAGCAACAGTGCTGTCATTCAAATTGAAGACGTATGTTTTTCCTTTTAATAAATTAAAGTTATCAACTTGAGATCCATCAAGATAATATTTACCACTAGCAGCTTTAAGTACAAATGTCTGTGTACCAGCAACAGCAATTGTTGCACCTATTACATCATTTACTGCAAATCCTGTACCAGATACCCATACACTTGCTCCAACTCCTCCAGAGAAATCCTGAATAGAACCATTTGATACAACTAAATCAACAAGACCATTAGATCCAGTACCACCTGTAACAGAAATACTTCTCCAAGTACCATTTGGATAGTTTGAACCAGCAGTTAATACACCATCAATAGCATCAACTACAAATGTTCCTTGTAAGTTTGTACCAGAACCACCTGTAATAGCAATGTTACTGTAAGTACCTGGCGTATAGTTATCACCACCATTTGTTACAGAACCAGATATTTCAGGAACAGTGAAATCAAATAATGCTCCAGTACCAGTTCCACCAATCAATGCAATGTTCTGATAAACACCAGGATCATATCCAGATCCTTGATTGGTTACTGATCCATTAAATCCATCAACTTCAATACCCAATAAAGCACCGTCACCAGTACCACCTAAAGCAGGGACACTAGCATACGTACCACCATCATAGTTTTCACCAGCCGTAAGAATAGAAACATACTGACTATCAAGACTATTCTTCTCAATAATAAAATCTCGATAATACTTTGTAGCAGTAGCAGATAGATCTGATATCTTCTTACTGGCATGTGCAAATCCAATCACTCCAGCAGAAGGTCTATAGACACCCAACTGAGTATCATTAGTAAACGCTAGAGAAGGAGCTGCTACAGTTCCATCACCTAATCTCAATAATCCTGTTGAGAGGTTAGACCCTCCTGAAGTAACAGAAAAGAGTTGAGAACTAAGTGTGTTAATCTTGACCCTTTGAGATTCAAAGGTGTCGGTTCTCGCTACATTAATTGCTGGCATTTGATACTAACTCTCGCAACAGGGATTTAATCTCAAGAATTTCTTCTTTCAACATATTTATGTCTTCCAATGCGGAACCTAAGTTCCGCGTCTTACGTCTAGCTTCTATAGCAGAAACGTCATGATTTAAGATGGCCCCTGTGTTTTGGTCTCTTACAAGACCGTCATGACCTTTCACCTTAAGATAATCCATGTGCGGAGTTTAGAACGATGCTACTGCTCTGATATCCTGAACTTTAGGAACATATGCTGGATCTACTGATTTCATAACAATTTTAACAGCAAATGATGCAAATTCAGAGATATCTGAAACGCTATAACTTAGTTCTTGGTAGGAAGATTGTTTCTCTACAACACCAGAGATAGTATTCTCACTTGTTGCAACTTCTAAATTGTCTGGTACACCTGTACTATTAAAGTATACCCAGTCAATATCCTCAAAGTTTTCTTGACTTCCTGCCTTCTTAGTTCTGTAAAGAACTTGAACATTTGAAATGTCCTTAACATTAACTGTCAATTTAACATTAACAGATGATGCTGGATTGCTAATACCAATTTCCTTAGTTACATACTTAGCAATAGAAGATCCATTCTTAGATACATTCTCTGGAATGAATTCTAAACCATTGGTATAACTTACTTTTCCAACTTCTAGATAATATGCTTCATCATCTACCTGACCAGGATACTTAATTAAATCTCCTACCCTGAATATATCTGGTGTTTGACTAGCAATAGTTGCATTTCTATTATAGTCAGCACTATCTATTATTCTAGAAGTAAAGTTATCATTAATTGGTTGAGTGTCAGTTCTTACTGTCAACTCTTGTGTAACAGAATCCCACTGCTGACTTGTACCGATAATACCGTAACTTGGGCTATCATAAAGTTCAGTTATAACACTAGGATTACGTGCAACTATAGTTGCTGCATCAGCAATAGAAGTAATAATCTGAGATGGATATGTGTCAACTGTTACAGTAGATCCATCTGTTAGTGAACTTTGAATACTTAAACGAATTCTTTCACCTTTCTGGAAGAACTGACTAGTCTTAACTCTGACATAAATCTCACTTCCATTAACTCTAGCAATAGTACCAGATGCTTTAGAAGTATCACCTGTAACTGTCTGATTACTTGTAACAGCAGTTCCACCATTTCCAGCAACAGTGAATTTATATACTGGATATAATTCTAGAATCTGATCCTTTCTACCAAATCTATCTTCCTTACCACTTCCACTTTCAATTCTGTTAGAAATTGTCTTAACAGATGCACTATCAAGATCAACAACTGGACTCAAATGAGACACAGTAGACGAAAGAAGTAACTTATAAGTCAAAGATTCTGAAAGTGAATTCATAGTTTCATTAATATCAGAAGCAATAAATTTCTGATTTGTGAAATAATGTGGTTCATTTAAGAATGTCTTCTCATAATCACTAGTTCTGTTATAAGAAGTATAGTTATTTGTAGTAGAATCTACAGAAACTACATTTGTAGTCTTAACAGATGTTTCAATCTTAGTACCACCTGTAGTTAAATACTGAACTTGTGGGTAAAGAACTTCATATTTTCTGTTATGTGATGCATAAACACCAGTACCACCACCAACAGCATTTCCAGATGCTTGTGATGCTGATGTAATAGTGTAAGTATCAACACCACCGTTATCTACTTGGAATAGATTAGTGTTGAAGTTATCAGCAGTAATACCTGCTGTCTCAGTTGCAGATCTATAGAATACATAGGATTTTCCTGTATCTTCAAACCCATTGTCTCTATGATCTACTCTAATAATCTTATTGTTATTCTGGAATAACTTAGCAGTTGCTGCTGTTGAAGCACTAGCGTTAGTATTAAATGGATTTGTACCAAGTAATTCATATCCCAAGTTATCATTCTTAAGTAGAAGTTCTGCTGGTCTAGTAATATTAAACTCAGCACGATATAATTTAAACTTAAGATCTTCAAATATATCTTCAGTCCAGTTATCTACGTTCTGAGATTTGTAAACTGAACCTAATGATGGTTGAGAAGTAATAACTGTACTTGTGGAAACATCAGTTTCTCCTAAACGAGATGCCCAAAGTTCGTAATCAATTGAATCTGTTTCCACTGCGAAAGCATATTCAGTATCATTCTGAAGATATACTGGATAATCAAACTCGAAGTATGTTGGTGTAGTTGAATTAGTAACACCAGTTTGATCTGTTGCTACACCCATCCTTACAGCAGGAGTATCTATTTCTATAGAAGTTGATATCTCACAACCACCTGCACCATTACCAATACCCTTAACAACAACTGAAGGAGCTTCAGTATATCCAAAACCAGCAAGAAGGATTTCAGTATTATAAACTTTACCACCAGATACAGATATGCTTGCAGTAGCAACTGATCCACCTGCTAATTGAGGACTTTCGATAGTTAAAATAGCACTATCATAATTCTGACCAACCTTAGTTACCTTAATACCAGATAACTTACCACTATCTTTAGCAATAGTTAATTTTAACTGGGTATTATTAGTATTATTTGCTAATGTAACTGAAGGAATAGATAAATCTTCATTCTGTTTAAATGCTTTACCATTATGGTTACTAAGAACAAGTGTATATACCTGCTCATTAGTTAATGTGTATACACCAGATGCAGTTGCAACTAGATCAACACCATTCTTATCAATAACTTTCTGAATTGGACCACTAGCAGAAGAAGATAAACCAGTTACATTTTCTGCCTTAGTTATACTTACATTACCATTAGTATATACCTTAAGGAATGTACTAGGTGCAAGAACCTTCTCTGTTCCAGGAACAACATTCTTACCAGGCTTATTACTATCTACATTAGTAACATAAACTTTAACAGGAATATCATCACTCTTCTTACTGAAGTATAGATCAGCACCTGTTAAGAATACACCACCATCAAAGTTTTCAACCTTAAATGTCTGAGCAAGAGGGTTAGGTCTTACTGGGTTATCTGTATTGTTATCAATTATTTGTACACCTTCATTCGCTTTGAAGTAAGATGGTTTTGTGGAAACAATACTTGCTGGATTTTCTGGGAGAATACCAGTTGCATAGTACTTAACTTCTGCATAGGTATCTACTGTTGCCTTATCAGCATCAGTAGCACTAGATGTAAACCTGAATGTCTTGATACCAGTTGTTACACGAATTTCTTCAGCAGCAGTATCATAATCAACAGTATCAACATCTCCACCCCAAGTAGCATTTTCTCTTGGAGGAGCACCAGCAGGAAGTAGAACTATTCCACTAGCATTACCATTATTATCTGTAATTACATCTCCATTAAATGCAGATGGTGAGTTACCAGCAGTACCAGTAAATCTAAGGTCAGGGTTAACCCAACGATTAACATTTCTACCTTCTAAGAATACAGATATCTTAGTATTTGGTTTTAATCTCTTAACAACAAACTTAATTGCCTGACTTCTAGCAAAGAACTGAAGTGCAGTTGAAACAATCTTTCCATCTACAGTCTTAGTTTGAATACCTTTACCAACCTCATTATTCTGAGGACTTACATTAGAAGAACTTGCAACAGATGCTGTACCAACAGAAGCAGCTGCTTGTTGTGTAACAACTTCACCCAATGAATTGATAGCAGTAAATGATGGTGAAGTTCCAACCCAGTTAACTACGAATGAGTTATAAAGACTGGAGAAACTCTCACTAACAAGATCCTTAGCAAGGAATATGCTAAAGAGATTGGTATTAGTATCAACAACTAATGGTTCTACTGACTGATCATACCATTGATCAATATTTGGAGAAATTTCACCATCTCCAACATACTGTAGAACTACAAATGGGTTAGGATTTAGTGTCTTAGATGCAAAATCATTTCCAAGTAGAGATAGATTTGAATATGGAAGTGTAACAATATTACCAGACTTCTTGTATCCAGATACAGATCTCTGATCCTCTCTACCGTTAACCTCTGTCAACGCAACAGAATCTTCTTTGGACTGTGGACGTAGAACAGATTGCTGACTATCGACACCACATTGATAATCAAGTGATTTTAGATTACCTAATCCGTGTGTCTCAAAGTTATCTACAAAGAATCCACTCTTAAATCTATCAAGTCCGATATCATCCTTGATCTGCATATTCAATGCTTGCTGTTCAAGAATGCTTAGAGTTGTATAGAACTCTAATCTTTCAATACGTTTCTCCAACTTACCGATATCGCGCATTGTATAACGGCGATTATCAACTGGAGTAATTCTTACATCTTTACTAGACTTAGTATATGCAGGAACATATGCATAGAATAGAGGCACAGCATCTGCAATTGGGTCTGGTTTGGATGGGTTGAGTGATGAATTACCTTGCTTAACAACAAATTCACCCTTCTTATTCAAGTAGATACCATCGATACGATCTAAGTATTCAACTTGACTGAATGAGAATGTATATTCTAGATTGCTATCTGGAGCAGGAGTGCTAGAAACAACAGCACCAGCAGCAGAGAATGCTCCACTTGTATTTGCTAGTGATGATACATCTTGGAAACCAGAAATAATAGCAGTACTATCAACCTTTGGTCTAAAGTCAAATACATTCTTCAATTCGACCATGCCATGAATAACTGAGTCGAAAGTAGGAATCTCATCTTCAGGAAGACCTGCTTCATGTAAGTAACTATCAACTGTACAGAAGTCACCTTGTGATTGCTCAAAGTAATCAAAACCAATTACTAATTGACCAATTGGTGCTTGTGCTCCGGGTTTAATTACTAATCTCGATACGTCGTAAATTGTATCTCTTTGACCGTCGTCGAAGGTAAACCTGTCAGTAACGTCAGTACCAACAACAAGGTTACCAGCAGTATCAACTTCAGGGGGCTGAGAGGAAGTTCCTTCATATACATATCTTAATTTGTATGCGTCTGAATAAGATGATATTTCAATAACTTCACTATCATAATCAGTTCCTCTGAATGGAATTACACGATCTCCAGCAGAACTTATAATAATTCTCTTATTTTTAATTGCAGTCTTAAGTCTAGGCTTAGCATTACTTACTTCAAGAGTAGCAGTTAATTTCAGTTTGGGGAATGTTCCATAATTATTTGGATCTCCACCAAAGTATTTTGCTGCTAATTGAAGTGTAATACTACCAGAAGTTAAACCACTTGCTGTATCTGTAGCAGATGTAATGGATACACTATCAGCAGGGATATAAACAATATCTCCTTTAGCGATATCAGGAGCACCACCTGGATCTAATACAGTAATAATATAATTTTCTTCGCTGAATTCAGTAAATCTCTGTGTACCATATGGCAACTGAGCAGCAAACGTTATTAAACCACCACCAGTAGATGTAGTAGCAACAAAATCTCTACGGAAAAAGTACTTGATCTTACTATCATCATTTCCAGCAAAGACTTTCTGTACTTGCTTACTACCAGTAGGATAGATTAAAGTACCAGCAGCACTGTTACCTACCTTTGGACGCAACCTAACAATATTAGTGTTTGATACATCAGCAGGTAAAGCAATATCCAAATAGACTCTACTCTTAGCAGCTCCTTTTGGTTCAGTAGCATATTGAACTATAGCACGAACTAAAGCATTGTTACTATCAGAGAATTGAACTATATCTCCCTGTTGTAATTCCTTAGAAGCATCTGCACTGAAACTAGTAGATTCGATGAAGTTAGTACCATTAGCACCAAAGAAAGTAAACTCTGTTACATCTTTAATTTCTGAGAAAGATCTATCATCAACTACAACATCAGCAGTAAACTTGTTTGCTCCACCTGATCCATATTGACCACCAATAGATTTAATGTTCTGTGGTGTGTATGTTGTTACAGCATTCCTTACTAGGACAGGTGTAACAGCAGCAGAATCTCCAGGATTAGATCCAGGACCATTCTTAACTGTTACTGCTGGAGGCTGAGCATAAGTAGTAGTTAATCCATTTCTATTAATGATGTCACATGCATAGATGGATCCATCATTCTTTCTCGATATAGTAATGATAGAGTTATCATAATCAACTCCATTAATTGTCAATTCCGAATCATCATTATATCCTAAACCTCTCTTCTGAACTACAAAATGAGAGATTGTATTATCCTTAGCAATCTTTATTGTGTTTCCTGCTTCATCTCTAATAGATTCACCAGATTGGAACTTACCAGATAATGTTTTGATGAAGAGTATCTTAGCAGTTGAATAGACACCGTTAGAAGCACCCTCAATGACCCCATAAGCATCACTAGTCAGTCCGAATACATATTTGCCCGTTACGAACGTACCACCCGTTACAGGTTTCTGTAAGGTGATCTTAGTGAAGAACTGAGGATCAAAATAAGAGAATCCGAATATGGTGTTGTATGCTGCACTACCTTGTGATAAACGACCTTTAGAAAGAACAATATCAGAATCAGAATTGAATCCTAATCCCCTTTCCTGTAGTACAAAGTTACTAGGTTTAGCAGTTCCTATAACTGGTGTAATAACTTCGCTATAATCTACAATATACCCAAGAGCATTATCGTTTCCAACATCATTCTGAGCATCAGATTCAGTAAGGAATATCTTTCTTCTGAAATCTGAATCTCCTAAATCCTGTTCACGTAGTAATGACTCAAGTATGTCCTTATTAGCAGTAACTGTTAATTCTAGATAGAATACTGCATCACTAGGAGTAATGAGTGGTTTGTTAACCTTAGCATATGCCAAAGAAGATAATGGAGTAACTGATGTAGGTGCATTGCTACCATCTCTTGTCTTAATGATATAAAGACTTCCTAAGATAGTAGTAAAGTTTCCATCAGTAATAGAAGCAAGAGTATTAGTAGTATTAGTTACTTGAATAGTAATAGTCTTGACAGCAGAATTAGAATCTAATATAGATCCTCTCTTATTAAGAGTCTGTCTATGATCAGTTGATAATTCAGTTCCATTTAATCCAATAGAACCATCATTAAATGTACTGTATAAAAATACTGTAGGATATGAAGTTAGGTCAGAACCTTCTTGATTAAGAGGTATACTTCCATAAACATTGTTAACACTTAAGGTTGGTAATCCTTTAGTCTTTAATGTTACATTGTCACTTAATACGCTTTCTTTTGCTTTATCAATTGTGAGATATTTCGTCTCTTTATTAACAATTTCGTATCCCTTAATATATGCTTTACCTGGTCCAATACTAGCGACCATCTTCTTAGATGCGTCTCCAGCAGAGAATCCATTATAAAGACCAAATTCATCTACAGCATATAAACCTTGATTACCATCTTTCTGTGCATACTCTCTAACATCAGTAGCAAAACTATCTACAACATAATCTCCACTCTCGTCAAATGTTCTACGAGCAAGAGTTTGTTCTAGTAAATTGTAATCTGTTGGTGATACTTTCTTTTGTATAACTCCTCTAGAAACTCTAAGGAGTTCAATAAAATTCTTATCAGTAATTGCATCAAGTGCAAACTCTTTTAATACAAGACCAATCTTTAATCTATGAGCACCAGGTGCAGTAGAGTTAGAAGATCCAATCGAATTGTCATACAGAGATGAATCTTCCTCTGGAGTTACAACATCTTCGACAATTGTAAATCCAACCTTAGCAGATGGTTTGTCATAATATTCGTCAATAACAAGAAGACCAGTGTCATTGCGAACAAAATAACCATTAACAAAATAGATACCTTCTTCTACCTTAACAGCAGAACCGTATCCCATTGCAGGACTTTCGAGAGAAGTAACTTCAGCAGTATCAGGGTTGGTTACCTGTATACTAGTTGGAAGTACACTACCATCTGTACCTACGACAAGCAGAGGAGTATTAACACCATCAACCACTTCTAGTGTCTCACCTTGTCTAAAAGTAGACTCAGTATTGGAATTACCACTATTAAGGTAATTAACAAAGACAGTATCTGCGGATGATTCAGTTGCTAGTTTTGTTGCTAATATAGTTCCTACTACACCAGAGGTAATACCTCTTAATTGCTGTCCGACTAATAAGGTGATGTCATACTTCTTGTAGACAATCTCTCCACCTTCGTTAATGGCTACTTCTGAAACAGAAGATAGTTTAACGTAGTCTAATTTCGTGTTTAATCCAACCTCACCAGGTATGACAAGTTCACCTTGCTTGAAGGCATACTTACCAAAAGATTCAATCTGATTCTGAAGAATAGATTGAACCTGAGTTAATTCTCTACCCTGTATTGAGTAACCAGGACGAAATAGAATTTTATAAAAATTCTTATTTACGTCAAAGTCCTCGTAATAAGGGCTTACATTAAGGTTTGTCTTCTGTGGCATTTTACTATCGCCAATACTAGCAGCTTATCTTTAGTATTTAGCGTAGTAGAATGAACTTAGAACTCAATAACTAGTTTGATATCTTCGATCTGATCAGGAGCACGAGTGATAAGACGGCGGTTTTCGATGTAAATTACATCACCTGAGTTATTCTCGATCTCTGGATTAGCAAGACCTGAAGCAAATGTAGATCCTAATAGTGAATTGGAGTAAGAAGTATCTACTGTACCAGAAGCGGCAGAAAGACCACCAGCAACAGCGTTAGAACCATTACTCTCAAATGCTCTTACAACACCACTATCGGCATGTTTATCATTTACTTGGATATACTTAAGAACTCCAGTAGTTGTTTGACCTTGATCTAATGTCCAAGAAACTACAGTACCTTTAGCAGTACCACCTGTTACTGTTTGTGTGATAACTTCATCAGGAATGAAGTCAGCAGTTGCTCCAGTAATCTTAAGTGCTTTCAGTCCACTCAATGTATCAGCAGTGGAGAAAGTTGTTGTTCCATAATTGAATGGGTCTTTGATAATTCCAATACGACGGAAGTCGTTATCTACAGGGAAGTCTCCAGAACCCTCAGCATAAGTTAGACGAATGTTCGTCATAACACGCTTACCATTTAATTCTGTCTCGAAGTCTGATCCATGCCCACCTTGTGTAGGAAGAACAACTTCAATAGCACCAACAGCAGCTGCACCAGTTGCTACAGCACTAGAAAGTCCAGCATTACTGTATAGGTTACCATTACCTAGTAAAACATTAGCGTAGGTATAACCTGTTCCACGTGCTTCGATTTCAGCAGATGTGATAGTTCCAGAACCGTCTGTGGCGAATTTAACCTTACCACCTGTTCCGTCACCTTTAATACCTGTGTATAGAGTCTGTGAAGCAGGAAGACCTGATCCAGCATTCTCAATAAGTGCAACATCAACAGCACCAGCGACTGCTAGAGCCTCAGTTGCTTGACGAGTTGCGTTTGTAGTAAGAACTATAGGTAGGAAATCAGAAGAAAGGAATTTTAGAACATCATCTGTTGGGATGGTGTACATATACTTCCAAACATATTTCGCACCAGTAGTCTCAGTATAAAGACCTGTTCCAGATGCATAGTTAGCACCTGTTGTTAATGGTTCCTCAGTAGCGTTCTGTCCAGTAGCGTTACCAGGTCCCTCTCCATTATAGAGACACTTAAATATCTCGTATGAGGAGTTCATAACATAGAATTTTGCGGTAGAGATGCCATCCTGTCCTGTGGCAGTCTGCTTACCAATTTGACCACCGCCACCAGGAGTAGCAGAATAGTCGGGCTTCCACATGTCAAACTTAGGGTTGGCTACCAAGTCCCAGTTGTAACGACGAATAACTGTACGTGCATAAGCACCAGTAACACGTTTTGCGGCAATTATCTCATCATATAGATTAACTTTCTCTGTTGCGTTATCCAAAGGAAGAGGTGGCACATCCTCAGTAGCATAACGGTATACTCCAGACTTTGCTTCAGCACCAGTGTCAGATCCACCTGATCCACCAGTTCTACCTTTTAGAGTAGATCCTAGAGTAGGAACAGAGTTAACACCAGAACTTCCAAAAACGTCGGTAAGAAGTAATGCGTTATCGTAAACCGCAGCAATCGTTGCTCTAAAAGCAGTTGATCCGTAAGTGCCTACGTATACTTCTTGTCCTACTACAAATGCAGTAGCGTTCTGAGAGTGGATTTCTAGATTTGCCTTCCAAGGTTGAGGTCTTCCTACGAAGAAGTACATCCTTGAACGTTCGGCACTAGTATCCGTAGCACCCTCAGTTAACGACTCTAAGAATTGAGTCGCATTAAAAATTCTAAATTTATCAGAGATAATAGCAGCCATTTATTTTACCGACGTGTTTTGTGCCAAAGTTATTTATATTTATACAGTTTATGTTGGGTGATACGGAACTAACTCGTGTCCAGAAGCAATATTGTTAGGACCAGAGGTGAGCGTACACCCTACAAATGTTGTAGCAGTTTTGCTGGTGTACTGTATAACTGTACCACCAGACGTAAATATGTAGCCAGTATCTGGCCAATAAGTTGTATCTTGTACCACGATAGTACCACCTATTGTACCTGCGGAACTTGAGATGGCCACAGGGTTTTGGGTAGATGGTCTACCTAGATTGAAGTAGTCTCCACTGAGAGTATAATTAGAATGAGTTCTATCGGTGAAATCTTTAATTGCCATCGAAGCAAAGATTCTATCAAGTTCTCCAATGGTCATTCCAGAAACATTGGACGCGCCAACATCATGTCCTGTCTGATCCCACATACCAATAGTAGACCCAATATTACCAATAATATAATCTCCGCGATACTCTACCTCTCTACCAAATACCTCGTTTACAATTGTAATTATAGTAGTATCTCTCTTAGTAACAGTATATGGTTCAGGAATATCAACGAAATTACCATTTCTCTGTTCAACAGGATCTGGTAAGAATGCAGTTTCCTGATACCTATCAACAATACCAGTCTCAGGTGGTATTACAACAATTTCTCTGGAAGTATCATGAGGACTCTGCTTATCTACTTCAATCTGATGTTGATATATGGATTCTCTAGAAGAACCAGCAGCAGCACTTATTATTGAACAATCAGATACTTCAGACTCGATCTTAACGATACCAGCAGGTATGATAGAAATTATCTCTGGAACTTGACGTAAATATGTACCAGCAGCATGGAACTTATCTGTAGTTCCATATAGACCACGATCAACATTTAAGAAACGATCAGATAGCTTCCTCCAATAACGAACACGTTCATCACCTATCAACAGATGACCATTAGATGCAAAACTACTGGTGTCTGGGATGTAGATAATACTATCACCGATATTAGTATCAACGTTAGTATATGCAGCATCCTCAAAGTAATTGATATTACCTAATGCTGTATTATGAATCTCATGAACTAAAGTAGAAACGATACTCTTTCCAACTGTAGTAATTGAAGCAAGAGGTATGATATCCTGAAGTTCTGCACTTAGAACAGTTGCTTCCCACTGATTTCTCAGTGCTCCACCTTCTCCTTCGATCAGTACAGGTGCTGGTTCAACATAAACAATTTTTACAGCAGCAGGTTGTATAGGTCCAGCTGGCATATCAAATCCAGACTGTCCTTCTGCAATATTATCAGTATCAATCTGAAGTTCTGCTGTTATCTTCCTAGTAACATCAAGAGGACTATTGAATAAAGTACTTGAGAATGAATCGATACCCTGAACCTGAGTACCAAGAATAGTAATCCTAGATGCAGAAGTAGCACCCTGTCCAATCTCAACTTGAGGAACCATCTCAACATTGATAATGGATACACCAATATCTCTTTCAGTTAAGATATCAAATCTTCTAGCAACTACAATGATAGGTGCTTTAGTATATCCCGAACCACCATCAAGTAGATCAACACTTATTACTTGACCTTTACTTACAATAACTTCTGCTTTTGCACCACCACCAGTACCATCTTCAGGAATGAATTCTAGAACAGGAGGTGTAAAATATTGATATGCAGTAGGTTGAGTTAATGGATCATAACTACGACGGTTCCATGTTAATGCAGTAACTTTACCACCATCAACAGTTGCAACAACACTAAGACCTTCACCTCTAGTAATACCAGAATAACCTTCTACTGATACAGTACTATAAACGTCATCTGATAATTGCTCTCCACCTCTACCATCTTTACTAGTAGTAGATTCTGGTACTTTCTTAATTCTTCTGAAGGTATCTTCACCTTCTACTCTTACAAGATCTCCATTAGACAAACTAGCAAATGGATTTCTATATGTTTTACCTAATGTTGTACCATACCAAACAGCATTATCACTATTCAGTATCTTCCTACCAGTAGAATCCTTTGTGAATGTTAATGTAGTATTAGTAAATTCAGAATCTGCAAATGTAAATGTCTTAGTGTAATCTGTCTTAGTAGCAAAGATCAGATCCAATCCTGCTTCAACAGCAGCATTTTGTGATTTAATACTAAAGGATAAAGTAGATGCAGTCTTATAAGCACTACTTACTTCACCAATAACATTATATGTACCGTTAGCTCTTACTTGCCAACAATGTATTCCAGTACCTACCTTCTCACCCATCCAAGAATAAGTAAGGAAGCTATCAACCTGTGCAGAAGTTGTATCTAGTACAAATGTACCATAAGCAAAGTAGGTATCAGGAGAGAAATCGTATATGTTTAGAGTTTGACCAGCATCTCTACCATAGAGGTAACGCATGTCAATCTTCATTTCCTTCTTAATAGGAACATTGAAGAAGATATTTGGTCCTGCTATTGTATAACTATATCCCTGTCTCTGTAAGACTCCATCTAAGAAGACATACAAATAATCTTGAAGTTCAACAGTTTGTGAAGTATTATCCTCTACATCAAGAATTAAGAATGGACCAGATTTTACATCGTCTACTAAATCGTAGTCGATAGTAAGACGTTTGTAATTACCAACACCAATTCCTGTTACTTTCTCAACAGCAGTTGCTTCACCTAAACTCTTAGCACCAAGATCTTGATCCCAAATAGGTGCAACGCTAAACTTCAATACATTAGGTACTGTAGTCCTATCAATGAAATATGAATCTTGTGATATAGCAGCACTATATTTTGGTGTCTGAAGAACTGCATTAATAGTTAAGAATAGATCTTCATCTACATCAGTGTCTACAGCACTACCATCTTCCCAATACAATTCAAAGTCTGTATTCTCTCCATCAACATAATCTGGGTTTCCTCTAGTAACAGCTCTGTCACTAAGAATATCTTGGAAACTATCATATAAAGAATCAACAGCAGAAACTACATCATCACAATCCTTAGCAATCAATAAAGGATCACTGATGATATTATAATTTGTATATGTTGCAGTAGTAGTCCAATTACCAATCTTCGGTGAATTTATATCTGTTGCTACTACTAACCCTTCTCCTTCTGTAAGAACTGTTGCAGTAATTGTAGCAAATGTATCAAGTGCAGACGCTACCTCAGCACAGGCAGGTGATAACTTATCAGCTGTAATACTGGTATCTGGATTAGGATCTACAGTAGAGTTAACCTTTGCTGCTAGTGTATTTCTTATAGCAGAAGTCATATACTCAGATGCCTTTGCAAACATCTTAGACATATCACTCTTCCACTCATCTAACAAAGTATTAAACCCTTCTGATGGGTTGCCTGTTATAGCAGCAGGTAAATCTTTAAAGTTTAATCTCTCATATATCTTAGCAACCTTCTCGTTACCACCCAATTGTAAATGATATATTACAGATTCGACATAATACTGTACATAAGGATGATAAGTTGCTGGATTAGTTTGATAATCAGTAATGTTAGCAGTAATTGCTTGTGTTGCTTCTTCTACGATATGCTGTTTATTTCTTTCAATCAAATATGCAGCATCGTAGAATGTACCGTCATTCCTTCCATTCAAACGGAATATAATTTCAGGAGATCCACCAGGATCTTCTCCTACTGATACAGTATCACCAACAGAAACTGTATATGTGTCGTTGAGAAGAACTTGTCCAACACCACCATAAGTCTCATCACCACTAGTAGTTCCAGTTAAATTAGCTGGAGTTGTATTACTAGATGCAGTAGAATTACCTAGTATTGCTTTACTAACAGTTATTTTAGTAGGACTATCAATAGAAGTGATCTTAGTATCTGCTTGGAACGCTCTACCAGAGGTAAGATACATTCCAACTACTAAGTTCTCAGTATTTGTAACTGTTACTGATGTAGTATTAGTAGTATATGTTGCATTAGTCTCAACATAATCCCAATTTCTAATAGCAAGTCTTGCTAAGTTAGTAGCATATTTGAATATTTTAAAGGACTCATCTTTGTTATCTTTAATATAAGGAGTAGTAGCAAATATAGTTGAATAATCAATAGTCTTAATATTACCACCAAACCTCAAATCATGCTCATATGAGTCAATGATAAATCCAATATCCTTGATATAATCATCACTCTTAGTTGCCCAATCTAGTAATGGATAAGTTTCCTTACCATATCCAACTGCTTCAGATGTAATAAACTCTTTATTTCTTGCAAGTTGATTTGCAGCATCTAACCATCTTCCATTACGTTGGAAGATATTTTTAATCTTCTTAAGATACCTTGTATTGTATGCAGCACCTGGAGATTTCCATTCAAATACCTTACCATAGAACTTAACTCCATTATATGCTGACCCTGCTTTAACTCCTGGTCCTAGTGGTGGTTGGGCAAATACAATATTATCACCAGATACAGTAAATGCTTTACCTGGTTCTTGTAATATACCATCTAATGTTACGATAAGAGTATTAGCATTAATTGGAGTGAATGCAACACCGTTCTCATCTAGTACTTGGAATGTCTTTGTGCCAGTTAACTGACCGTCACTGTTGTATGTTCCATCAAATGCACCATTAAGAGTAAACTCAAAAGCACGAGTCTCATTGAAATTAAAGTCTGATGTCGCAACAGATCCAATACCCTTACGAACTCTTTGACTCTCTACATTCTGAATCGTCTGAGTAATTATCCTTGTAGTATTCTCAACAGTGATCTTATTCTTTTCAGGATCCCAAAGTTGAACAATACTGAAGTGATCTGCCTTTGGAACTTCAGTTGGCATTGTTGTAGAGGCATCACTCTCAACATCAACCTGTCCAAACAATCTAAATCCAGCTGGATGGGTAGTAGACTTAATTAAGTCTCTCCATTGCTCAATTGGAGTCTTAGATTTAACAACATATGAATAATCTTGATAGAAAGCACTATCAATCAACCTTTGATTAGATACACCTAGTTTTCCTTTATCAGATTTAGAGAAACCTTGATTATCATAGAAACTAGTAACGTCTTCAGTAAATCCAGTAACGAATACAGATTTGATAACTGCGGAAGATACTGATGATAATCCTTCAATCGCAATATTCTCCCTCAAGATCCCAGTCACAGACTGGAGTTTCAGGAGGTTAGATCCTAGTCTCCACTCAGTAACCTTTGCTCTAGCAACTTCTGTGTTTCCTATCTTCTGTACTACAGTTTCACCTTTTTGGAAATCTCCACTTATAGTTTTAAGTCCTACTATGTACTGAGAAGTGAAATTAGATGAAATTGATTTGTCTAAGTGGAAAGCACTACCATTATTAGTAAATGTTACACTTTGAGGTACTCCTACAGTTGTACTTCCAGCATATGCTCTAACATCTCCTTCTACAATTTCTATTTCTGGTGCAGTAGTATATCCTTCACCAGGAGAGACTACATTTATCTGATAAATCTCACCTACTCTTGCAATAACTGAAAATGTTGCATTCTTACTAGTAGTAGTGGAAGTTATTACAACTTTAGGATTAACATAATTAGAACCCTTCTTGGTAACAGTAACACCAGTTACAACTTTAGATATAGAATCAAACAATACAGTTGCTTCTGCCTGATAATCAGAATTAGGTGAAACACCTGCAATTACAGGAACCTTGTTATAATTTGATCCAAGATTTATAACACTGAAATCTTTTATTTGACCAACTGCAAATTGTCCTGTTGTAGTATATGATATTGTTCCCGATCCATCCCAAAGAGGAGCATCTCCAATCAAGTCATACACAAAACGATTGTTGGTAACATAATTAATTGTCTTAGTACCTTGTAAAGGATCGGTAACTAGTTTAAAAACTCCATTACCACTATTAACAACTGCATTCTTATCAAAGTAATAGAAATTGGTAAAATCAGTACCTACCTTAGTGTCATAGGTATTACTTACTAATCTAGACCCAAATCCAAATTTAACATCTGTAGATGCTCCACTATTCCCAGGTAGAGTTGTAGATGCATTCTTCTCTAAGGTAATTAAGTTGTAGTTCTTACTTGGACTGATATCAAAGTAAGTCCCACTGAGACTACTATGAGACGTATCGAACTTATACTTATAAAATTCTTGTATATTTAATTCTGGGTTTGGTACAAATGTACTATTATCTTCTGAGAATTCAAATTTATACTCTATTGATGAGAATGACTCAACTGATACCAATCTCTTAGGAGTACTGGAATCAAAGAATGTAGTACTGATATCAACTGAACTAGCACTAGTCTTCTCTACTGCATAATCAAATATGATAGTTGCCTTTTGAGTTGTACTATCATAAGTTTTAATGTATCCAGAATTAGCAATATCACCTACTTGGAAGTTATTTGTAAAATTATATTGTGCCTTATATAAAGCAATTTCTTTATTATCGAAATGATCAACAGCAGTTGATGATTCTTGTCCTCTCTCAACACTTAATGTCTTACTGTTAATAGCAGTAATCTTAATAATCTCATCACCTATCTTTACTAGATCATCTACAGCAAATCCTGTAGCATCATCAACTGTAACAGCAGTATTATTAGATGCAAACCCTGCATGGTCAATAAAGATTGTTAATCTTGCTGTACTTGTTGATCCACCAGATCTTACAAGACTCTCATCAGCAACACCAACGTAATCTCCTCTCTTATATCCACTTCCAGCATTCTGTATTGTAACATTTGATACAACGCCAGCAGCAGATACTATAATAGATGCAGTTGCACCAGTACCTGACCCACCAGTTATAGCAATGTTATTATAAGTAGCAGCAGTATAATCTGCACCACCATTTAGAATTTCAAATCTTCCTATACCACTATCATTAACCTTTGTTGTGTTAGATGGTGTTTTAAAAGTAACTTCTTGATACAAACGTTTTCTTAAGTACCATGTCTTAGTCTTAGTAGCATCATCAGGGTTAATATCAATTGTTACTTTATCATCAATACCCAATCCATGAGGAGATGATGTTTCAACAAGAGCAACACTCTGATTAACAATAAATGGTTCTAAATTATCACTTAAAGAAGTAAGAGTTATTATCTTAGATCCAGAAGTATTGAATAAATCACTTGACTGTATATAATAATCAGTATCAATAATCCAAGTACCGCTGATAACCTTGATCTTAACTACGTTCTGACTGTTTGTTCCTTCTAATACTTGTGCTGTAGCAATAGGTGTATTAACACCATCAGTAAGACTTAAAGTAGCACCCTCTGTATATGAACTATTCTGATCTACAAGAAGAGAGAAAGTTTTAATATCAGCAGAGAATGTTCCAGTTTCATTAAACGTACCACTAACATTTTTCAGTACGATAACATTACCACTTGAAACTGTACCCACTATTGTACCATAAGCACTAGTATCTGGCTGCCTTAATGTATCATCAGCAAACAAATATGCACTTTGAATTGTTGTTAATTTAACTACCTTATTTTCTTTTGATTGTAGATAACTAACAGATTGACCTTTAACAGAGTTAACTAATGCTTCTGCCTCAGATCCATCAGTTCCTTGATTATCAAAATGAACCTTTGAGTTAACTGAGAAGTTAGAAGATGAACTTTCTATAGAAACACTATCAATTGATCCTGGAGTAATCGAAGAAACAGAAGCAATTACACCTTCTCCATTTCTAGGCATACCAGAAGTAAAGAACCTCTTAGCAGTTTTAGGAATATCATTCTGATTAATATTCGAGTTGTAGTTACTATCTACAGGTAACGAATAGAAATTCTCACCAATAACATATGGGAACTGTGGTACTTGTGTACTATCGATAGTTAAGAAGTAAGCATACGTTCCTTCTGGATAATCGGGAGTAACACAGAATCTACCATTGTTTCCATCTAATGATCCAGACTTATGAGTGTAGGTATAATCATTAGTAAATGTTCCTAATGGATAAGTTACTAGTGATGGTCCATCTACACGAGATCCACTTAAAGAATAACTAGAAGTCATTCTCACAATTGTGGAATTTACATCTAGTGGATTCTCATGACCGAAAGCACCATATATGGGGTTACCATCATAAGCAAAACCTATGATTGGTGAATGAGTAAAGGTTGCTGGTTCTGAACCTGCACCGTTTAAATTATCATTAAGTGCAACTCTAAGTGCTTTTGGATTAGCTAGATGTGCATATCCATAATAACGAGTATTATCATAATTCTCGAAAAGATAACCATAGTTGGTATCTAAGTTGCTTGTATACTTATCAAATCTATTTTTATTCCACTCTTTAAGTAATGGTGTTCCTGTAGCATTCTCCCCAACAGGAATAATATCTACAACTACTGTCGCTTGCTTATAGAAGTTACCTTCGTCAACTTTTTCAAACCCAGTTAACTTACCATCAGTATCGATGACTGAATTGTATTCGGCAAACCGCCCCTTACCCGCAGTGTCACGAATTCTTACGATTGGTGGAGAACTGTAAAACTCTCCAGCGTTCGTAATTGTAAGGCTTGTTACCTTATTTCTTGTTACTACAGCAGTTACTGCGGCATCTCTACCAGAAGTAATAACAATGTCAGGAGTTCTTGGGAAAACATCAGTCGTATCAACAACTATGCTCTCTACAACTTCACCAGAAAGAAATGCTCTTGCTTTATTCGCTACACCATCTACAAGAACGAAGGGCGGTTTAACGTACCCTCTTCCTTGAGTGTTAACTGCGATGCTTTCTAGTTTACCGAACCTTATACTTTCTGTATCCTTGTAACCGTAGACAGGGACACCGTTTAGAAGGATTCCAATATCTCTCTTTGGAGTTGGATATACTTCTGTAGTTCTAGTTGCTTGCTTTCTTATAAGACGAAGCAATTTCTGATCTTGAACTGTTTGTGTTACAGTAGATCCATCTAAAATGTTATATGATGGATAACTGGAACTAGTAATATAATAATACTGATCATCTTCATGGATAGATGATACATTAGTCTGTACTTGATCTAATGCACTTACTACACCAGCATGTCCTGAAGCAGTTACTGCTCCTGTAGTATTAAGAACCCAACGAGGTTGACCATTAAGTATGATCTTAGGATCAATAGTTTCAAATCCTGGTTCCGAAACCTGAATCTTATCTCCAACTGAAGAATATGGTTGAGGTGTTGTTGTAGCAAGATTATATACTACGCCAAGGCTTAAAAGACTGACACTAGAACCTTCTAGTAACACAGGCTTATAAACCGAGTCGCTCGCTGTATGAGCAAGTGGATTTAGTCTTTCTGAAATTATAAATTGCGATACAGTTTTGTCATCAAACTTTATAGTTTCACTACCAATTAAAATTTCTCCTGTATTACCCCACCCTTGTGTGGAAAACACATTAATACGCTTACCATCACCATCGGTGTTATTAAGATCCTTCTCAAGACGAGTCTTAGTTGAGACAGAGAAGAGACCATTAACAGTTTCTGGAGCAAGTACTACATTCCATATTACTTCATCATCTGAAGTACCTTCTGCATAGACGTTATCTACAGTAGCAGAAGCATATCCATATTCCTCAGTAGCAGTCTGGACAATACTCTTACCAATTAAATCTTTAGGGTTACCAGTAACAACCTTACACTTCAAAGCATATACGTTGATCCAATCTGCATTAGATGCCTTGTAAGTAAAGTCTCTTGGTTTATAAACTTCTGGTTTATTATCTACATCCTTAGAAACGATGGTATTGAAAATAAACTGGATGGAACTATCAGTTCCTTTTGCCTTATAAAACTTCTGAATGTTTTTAATCAGGGTTCTCTTATCAACTTCACCCTTGAGATACTTCTCAGGGAAAGAACCTAGATACTGATTCTCAAAACTCTTGACAAAAGCATATAAAAATAGATTGCTAACATTGTATACTATCTCACCAGAGTTGTGAGGTGCAGCAGTGGTGCTAGAGAAGGTGCTAGTGTCGTATAAGTCACCAAGTGTCGTATTTCCACTAACGCCCCTTACACACTCTCTCAGTTCAGTGTCAGTACGTGTATTGTAAAATACAATTTCATCACCAATTCTTACGTATCCATTTTTCTGTGGAAAACTCGACGCATCTTGTAGTACAATTGTATCAGCACTATCAGAAATAGTAGCGTCCAAGAGATCAGACTGTCTAAGAAGATTCTGTTCATAATAATCTATATCCCTATACTTTTGAATGTTAGTAATAACATCTAAGGGACCACCTTGAACTTCCTGAGCTTCGTAATACTTCTGAATGAACTTCGTAAAAAGTTCGTACTCAGTCGTAATGAACTCAGGTATCTGAGACTCTATAAGAGTAGATATTCTTTTGGTCTTAACTGCCATTACTCTTTATATGCAACGAAACTGGAATTTGCGATATCCACGTCAAGGTACATCTCGCGAAGAGCCCTGATATCATTAGAACGTGGTTTTACTGTAAGTGAGATACGGTTATCAAAATAACTACCCTTAATGATAGTCATATTATAAAGTTTAAGCTCACCTTTTTCATAATCTATGTCACCGACTTCCTTGTCTAGGACAACTTTTTCACCAGTTACAGGATCTAGTCTATATAGGACTATTTTACTATCCCTATCTTCAACATAAACATCATATTCAGGATATTCTGTTACTCTAAATCCAGTTGATGACAGGACGGATTCGTCGCAATCTTTTAAAAATGAATTTTGGTAACAGACTTCATAGTAATAAGTAGAATTCAACTGAGGATAGAAGTCTCTCCTCATTGCAAGAGTAGTTAAGTTTGACTTAATGCTACGATCAGCATCATCAATCACTCCAATAAACTTACTGTATCGGAATGTACCTTTAAATTTCTCTGTATCAGAAGCATCAACATACTTTTGTATCTGACCAATAACCTTATCTCTGATATTAGCAGTAGACTGATCTGTTACTAGTCCGTCATAGTAGACTTTACTGGTCATTTCCACATGGAGAATGGCAGGATCTACGATTACTGGTTCAACAGATGCCACAACATATTTCTTTAACTGGGCAACAATGTCAGATTTGGTTAATGATGTAAGATATGACGCATCGGAAGGCTTTAATACTATGAAAACCTTACCGTAGTCAGGGGGATCTTGATCTTCTCCACCAAATATTATGATGTCGCTAGTAGCAGGATAGATGTTACGAACTATTGCACTATAGTCATCAGATGTAACAGCACGATCCTGTGACCCGTAGGTCTTCGGTGCATTGTATTTGATCTTATCTGTTGTCTCTATTACTTCACCACCAGCAGCAGGGATTGTAGAGTTGATAGCAACGGTGAATTGATTAGGTGACACACCGTTAGGATTCTCTAGTACACCAGCAAATACAAAGGTCTTAACGCCATTAGACTCAGGACCAGACGTTGTAATATAAGAGACTTCTATCTTAGTATTGTTTGTTATAAGTTTACCTAATACTCCATCACCAAAGATGAGTTCATATCGCTCATCGGTGATTTCATCAAGGAAAAATACCTTAGAATTAGAATCCACTCCTAGAATATTCTGTGCAAGGAGATAAGGTTCGTTAAATGAACCTCCATTTGGAAAAACTTTCACACTAATTGTATTAGTGTCAATATTTTGGTTAGGTAAAATGAATTTCTGTGACTTATTACTAGTATCTTTAATGAAAGTATTGGTAACTGATGTTCCTTCTCTTACCGCAACGTTCGTAAAGGTCGCTATATCGCTTACTACCTGTGCTGTAACATCATCTGTAACAATATAACGATAGATTGTATTGTCATATGCAGCAGTGAATCCAGTTCCCTTCTTAAGTACTAGTTCTGTATCTGTTGTAGGATTAGTGTAGGTAACAGCAAATGAAATATATGCAGTAGGAGAGGTAGCAGACTTTGGTCTGTATCCCAACTGCTTCGCAATTGCTATTACGTTGTCTCTGAGTGTAGCGGAATCAATGAATAGTTCATTGACTACCATATTCGTATTAAACGCTGTGTAGTACGTATTATACGCAAGTACGTCAAGCATATTTGACAGAGCAGAACCCTCAAAGTCATAATCAGTAAAATCTGATTGTGCTCTCAAATATTCCTTAAGAGATACTTTGATTTGATCAAAGTCTAAATTTGCAACCTGTGTATAAGGCATTATCGTGTACGCTCTAAGAAGAATTCAACCTGTACTCGTGCATCATCAGCTCTACCTGTAATGACATAGGCAACTTCTACCTCAAAACCATTATTCTGAAAATCAGGCTCACATCTAATACCTTCTACAGAAATACGTGGTTCAAATAACCCTAGACACTCGGCAATTTCTGACTTGATTAAAGCAGCAGAACCATAGTCTAGTGGTTCAAATAATAAACGACGTACATCTGATCCAATATCAGGTTGGAACGGTCTCTCTCCTTTATTAGTAAGAAGTAGATTTTGGATTGCTTGTACAACCGCAGCTTTATCCTTCACGCACACAAGGTCATCCGTTACAGGATGGGTCTTGAATGTAACGCTTATATCTTTAAACGTCTGGAAGGTGGGCATGTAGACACAGCAAGGCTGTTTTTATTTATCTACTCAACGCCATAGAAGGTATACTTCAACGTCAGTTCTTCCTGTGGTTTTACTACCTTTACTGTTCTAATATAATATCTTTCACCTATTTTGTATTTTTCACAGTTAGGTGTATCACTGTGATTAATGAAACCACCAAGCGGAGTTCTGACAATTTCTTCGTGGTGTATGTGATCTAGAATAAGGTGTGACATGCCAAGTTCCGCGCCTACCTTTAGGGTAATGCGCGAAAATAGTCCTTGACCATGCAATGCGCTCTCGCCAATATAACAACCGTTAGGTAGTGGATGGTACATCTTGGCAACAGTGGTTCTCACGGTGATCGTTCACCATATATTCTAGTTTATCATCTATGCTTGACATTCGCTCTGAGATCTTTTCTAACACGTCTAATAGCGGGTCATCATAATAGTACATATTACTATTCTCACGATGCTGCTCTGTATCTCCAGTAACTTCAACCATATCATCGTCCTCATAATAGTTTCACTATTTAGTCGGCGATTCGCGCTCGGCGTTTCGGCGGTATTTAACCAAAGGTCATCCAGTTATAGTGAGTCCTTATAGGCTTCTCTGTCTCCTTCTTAGGTTGACATGCCTTCTGATAGATTCTATACAATAAGTCGCCAGTAATCATTTCGGTCTCCTCTCATTATTATCTAGTACTTCTGCCATCTTCTGATTGATAGCATCCATCTTTGCCTCCACAGACTCTGGCGTTGCCATAACCCTGTATAAGACTTCATCTCTCGTTGAGAGTTCTGTAAGCATGGTAGCAATTTGATCCCACAAATAATCAGAACCTACGCCCTTCATGCTCATCTTCCCTGCCCTCTGTATCTTTTACGAGCAGAATTGCGAGAAGATGCTGCTAGTTTCGTGTTTTGTCCACGTCCTTGTCTAGTCTTCTTAGGTATTGCAGGAACGTATGTACTAGTTCCCCATGCTCCTTGCGTTGCTTTTGCCATTGTTATCCAGGTCTAATAGTGCCTATGTGTATTGTAGCATACTTTCCTGGTCCTGCGATAGTCCTTTGTTGGGTAGTGTTACCACAATAAGAATAATCTCCAGGTTGTGCTAAGGGTTTCCCATGAAACTTTACCTTCTGACACCTCAGTTCAGCATCAACCATTGTACGAGATGTCGGGGTACATGGAACAATATTTCTCATGACACCAGGAACTGGTGCAATCTGAGCAGTACTGTTATACCCTAGTACCAATTCCTTCTCCATGTATATTGCCTTACCTTCAACAGGATTTGGCGCAGGAGTTCCTCCGAGTGGCATAGAATTCCAAAAACAATTCGGATCCTGTGTTGGACTGTCTATGCAACCAGCATGTACTATATGTAATCCCATGTTATCTTATCCTCTGTCCGAATTTTACTAAGTCTGTTTTCAATCCCTCGACATTATTATGCAAGTAATCTAAAGTATCTGAGAGTGATTCGTAATCATTCGACGTGGGTCGTCGGTACATTAACGATGGCTGCTCGAGCTGGGATATTCGATGGTCCAGGCTCTGCAATCTCTCTGACAGCATCAGGAGGGCGTGTTCCAATTTCTTCTGATTTGTTTGTAACTCTTCCATTATTTTGATCTCCACGTAAGAAGGCGTTTGCGGCGCGACTCTCGAATTCGTCACAGAAGCTATCAAAGTCATTCAGAATGTCATTATAGTTTAGGTCGGGTTTTTCAGTCATTTTTTACCGCGGAATTTTTTTTCGATTTGAGGGTTTTGAAATTTTATTTTCAAATTTATTTATCTGTCGTTGGGATACTTTTGTAGGTTAGCTCTTTTGGATTTTCGCTTGGCGCGACGGGGGCGGGGGCATTAACCCCTTATTACTGTCCCGTGCTATAATATGTGTCTGCCTTTGACGTGTACATCCAAAGAACAGCATCCGCTAGGAGCATGTCCCGTCAAAGTGCGATATGTCCAAGACAATAATAGTTTTTGTGCTTGGAATTTCTTCTTACGACCTTCCATGTCTGCAATGGGCATTCCATCTGAATTGAACTTGAATTTCAATGCATCATAGCAAGATGACTTGCCCAACCAGGTATATGATTCGTCTGATTGGATTGCCCCCTTGAATGGGAAACGCTTCATGGCAGCAACATAATATTTGCGTAGCATGTTACGTGTAATGATGAACCATTCTTTGCCGCCCATCATCTTGGAATAATATCCTCTGTATCTCTCAGGGACATTCCGATTCCAGGCAAGACCCGTATCAGGATCGACATATGCTAAGGTTGAATATCCTGCCTTCCTTAGCGTATCATGGAAAAATGCTTCGACTCTGCCCACGCCATAATTCTTAGATACGGGTAGCAGGTGCATCCAAAACATATCCCCTGAGTTTGGGGTGGATTGTTTGTTGATGGTGTCGGTTGCTTCCTGTTCGCCGCCGTTGAATAATCCAATCTTGACAGCGACGTATTGTGAATCATCTGCCGTCACCACATCCGAACGACTGGATAGAAAATAAATTCCGCCCTCTGAATTTGCCCCTACATGCGAAGGTTGAGGACGGGCAGGTTTACAGGTCGTGCCAAAATCCCAATCAGCAGATTGAAGATCTTGGAAGTAAGGAGTTGGGGTTGCGTGTGCCATGTGAAAAATGCTTTATGAACTGAACAAAAAAAATCGGGTCGCCTTAATGGCGATCCGAAATGTTCCAAGTGCCAGAGGGATGTGATCTGAAAATGAAATCGTCCTCTGCTAATTTTGTCAATGCTGCCATCACCGCTTTGTCTTTGGTCGCTGCCTCATTCATTAGAACGCAACCGTCAAACATTGGGCGAAGGTCAGAATTGAACATGGAGTCGTTTGTTTTGTTCATGCTTTTATTATACACATAAAAAACCCCCTTACGGGGGTTGCCTGTGTCAGTTTGTCGATTGGCATAGGGTGGGGTCAACCTTGCAAATCTCTGCCATCTTTGCCTCTTGAATGCGGTCAACCTTTTCAATGGATTTCATTCCAACGTTGACCCCAATCAAAATGATGACGCTAGCGAGAAATAATCTCATGAATCAAATGCAGGATGGGGCGAGCAATTCGCATCTGAACCCTGCTTCCCGATAAAATGCTAGCATCTCATTTGCCTGAGAGAATGTTGCGAATGAAACCTTCCTTGGATGGTTTTGTTCGGTTGGCATCCAGTAGCGAATCACGGTTGAGTTTTTCATGCTTGGGTTTGAACTGATTTAAGTATAGGGCATGGGCGGCACGTTTCAATAAAGATAGTGCCAGTTTGTACACTGCCATACTCTCCAACTTAGGAAGGTATGGCATGGTGTAGGATGTCATGTAAAGGCAGTTTGGGTTTGAACTTGTGAAACCATCACGCTATCTTGACGGAATGCTTTTTTGTATGCTGCTGCACAGCAATTCATATTCAAAAGCATTTCATCAACCTCGCTGTCCATGCAGTCAAGATAAAAAATCTTGCACTCTTCACGAACACCTTTCCAAATGCCAAACCCGTCAATGAATGTGCCATACTCGAAAAGGGGCATGATGTTTAAGCGAATGAAATCATCCATCATAAAATCAGTAACGTGTCCCTCGTTTGGGATGTCACGTCCCATTGTGAGTTCAAGGCGGATCATAGAAAAAACTTGTGTACCTACTAATAATACCACGAAGGCGGCGAGCATGATCATGTTCATGTGACAGTTGTGCAAGTGGACAAAAAAAAGAGAGGGTGACCTCTCTTAGTACATTTCGGCAAATCGCTTGTGAGCAATCTTCGCCGCTTTGTCTGCCAGTTCGTCCTCACTTAGATTTGTGAAACGTCCTAGCAGTTCGTCCATTACCTCGTCATAGAGTGTTTCAAGGATGGACTCGTTAGCAAGGCAACTCATAAAATCAATTCAATGTTTGGGTGTAGAGATGAATTGGCGTTTAGCGAATGAACGCTTGCGAGATCTTCTCTACCCTTCTAATATACATGAAAAAAGCACCCTGTGGGGTGCTCGTGTGCCAGTTTGTGAATTGGTTTAAAACATGCCCCAATACCTGAGATCGGTTCCTGCTTTCATTTCATTCATCATGCTTTGAATTTCGCTGTAGTCAGCGTCGTCCCATGCTGCGCCATCATTGGTTGTAAGAAATCCGCAATCGTTCTTGATTACGTTCTTGAACTCAGTGAAACCACAACACTCAAGGGCAAGGTTGTAAAGGGATTGATCATTATTGATCCAAAGGGCAACGTTCCAAGTCTCCCAATTTTTCCAACCGTTCATTGAATGCAATTGCTTTGGTACTCTTTCATTATACACAAAAAAACCGCCTCGAAGGGCGGTTGTGTGACAGTTTAGAGATTGACTGCCTTAACCCTTTTTACGATCTCAGTGTGGTAGGGTTGAACCAAGTTGAATCCTTTTTTCAAGTCAGATACGAGCATTGTGATTTCGTACTCGTGAATTGCCCACCTGGTCTGGATGTCTGACCAATAGCGTTGTGGTGAGATGAGTTTACCAGTGCTAGGACGCTTAACGCTTTTGAGTGTCCTGATCGGTGTGGTCTTGGCGACTGCCTTGACTTCGACCTTAACTGGTGTGACCTTTTTGACTGTGGTCTTAGCAGTTGCTTTGCGAGTCCTTGTCTTACGTGCAGGTTTTACAGCAGGTGACTTGGAAACGGTTGCGGTTGGCATACGTGAAAAACGTGTTGACTCCTTAATTATACATGGCAAGGGGTTGACAAGATATCAAATGTAACGAGTTTGTTGTAAAAAAGTTCAGTTTGTCAACTGGCACACGAAGTCAGCCGGATTCCATAAAAAAAGGATAGAGTCAAATGACTCCATCCTCAACCGCTTGGATCACATTGCCGTAATCTCCATAAAGGTTTCCAAATGCGTCACGAACGCAAGCGTAACCAAATTCTTCGGCGAGGTCAAAACAGATGCCCATCGCTCGATCAATGTCCATTGTGACCTCGTTTTCTTCGGGTGCGTAAGGACATTGGATTTCGTACATAGAACTTTTGTTGAACATGAATTCATTATAGGGCATGACCTGCCCACACGTATGGAAAAGTGGACAGTCTGCCGATTGGCACAACGGGTCAGCCGGATTTCTTATGTACTGGAAAACTCAAAGTTTCGCCGACCTCTAATGAATAGGAGTTTTCCACAGGGTTGTGGATAACTACGTCTTGCCAGTTGTAGTCAATGGTTATGCCATTTTCATAACTGTCCAAGTAAGCAAGGATCTCCTCTGGTATGTGTGACAGTTGAAGATCGTCACAGTCGGGTACGTCAAACGTGCAAGTGAATTTGTATTTCATTTTGAAATTATACTCCATTTATCCACAGGGTTGTGGAAAAAGTGGACAGTTTGCAAAGTGTCCACTAAATCACCTTAACGGTGGGATGGTGGATTAGTATATTCACCATCATAGTAATCCTCTCCATTCCAATGTTGACTACCTACCTTCTCTCCATATTGGTTAATTAACTCTTTCTTTTGATCTTCTAATTCTCTATTAAAGAACTCATTTAGATTACTGTTTGAAGTGGTCATAAGAGTTAATCTCCAAATTGTTATTATTAATTATAACACGTATACGGTTATAATAGTTAATTTAATCTTAAAAACAAAAAAACTCACTTTAATGAAAAAGTGAGTTTCTTAAAAAACTTAATTACCTGTGAATTACATAACCGTCAAAGAATGTATCTTTGCCAATGTACCAAACAAAATCTTTTTGATAAATGCCAATCCCGGAAAGGAATGTATCAAGAATAGCATTCAATCTTGATTTGGTTGTAACAGTCTCCCAACCACATGATGACAATTGTATATCACCATTATTGTAGATTGTCGCGATTCTGTTACCATGTAATCTAACAGTTGTGTCGCCCACAGTGTCAACCTCTACTGAGGTGTTTGCTTTGGACCAGTTTGTGCGGTTGCGAATAGCAGACTGCATTTGACGTTCGATTTTTCTCATGATAATAAATGATTGTTTGTAGTTTTCCACAGGGTTGTGGAGAAAGATTAACCCTCTATCTCTAGAGGGTTTGCTACTGCTTCCAACTTGCCTAGCAAGGTGTAGAGAGGAGCACAATCATCATCGTCTTGGATAAAAGGATTGTCGGTTGCCCTGTCGAGTGCTTCAACGTATGCTGTCGCTTCTTCGATGGTCAGGGTGAGGGTAACTGTCATGGGAAGGATTTCCTTGAGTACTCTGTTAGTATAGGATGAGATCGGCATCAGTGGGGAGAATAGTGGACAGTTTCTCAACTGGTTTCAAAATCTCTTGCCACTGATGCGCGACCTCTCTTATTATAATCCTTCGCAGTCCCTGCAAATCCCTTTTGTTACACGTGTTAACAAAAAGGTCCACTTATTTAACTGTCATACTCATACAACTTTTCGTCCTTAAACCGTGTTATCTTCTTTTTGTGTGATCTTTTCACATTTTTAATGTTATACCCATAGTCTTCAAAGTCTTCATCGATTTCATTGTACTTACTAGTGTCGAACTTAGTAGGACGTGTCATTGGTTTGAGTAAAGGACGTATGGTTATTTATTTTCAACTAGATTTGCAGATTTAATCTGTGAATGTAGTAGTTTACCTATTGATTCTTGGTTTGCTATACATTTAACAAACAAATCTGTAAATTCATCTATATCTGTTGCTTTAAACTCATATTCTTTACTTTTATTGCTGTTGTAAGTGATTATAACACTATTATCAGCTAATTGTACGCTTTTACACGCACTTGAGTTTAATTCGTCAAATAATCCTGTGATTTTCACCATTTTGTGATAAAGTACGTTATTTAAAACCCCAAAAAACTCAAAAAGACAAAAAAACAACTTTTTTAATCTTTTGAAAAACTAAGAAAAGCGTTTTTCTGCGTTTTCTGTGATCTTGCCTTTATTATAGCATGACTCGAAGGGATTTGGGAGTGCTTGTGACAGTTTTTAATGTGTCTGCACGTGTTACAGAGTGTTTCAGGTGCTTGACAGACAGTTCGTTAACTGGTAGCCTAAGACAGCATCATCAGAGCACACTAGGTATATTTAATTAACCATTTCTAAAGTTATCCACAGGTTCTCAATAACTTGTGGAAAACCCCTGTTATTGCAAGGGACGGAAGGTTACTCAAGGATAGTATCCTGAGAAGTATTCTCAACTATTCTGAGTACCTCTCTGATAACCACTTAGGCACATAGATTAGACACAGTGCAGCACCCCAAAATATACTAAGTAACCACACATCTAATGCTCTATGTCCTACATCACGTATCAATCCTATTATGATTAGTACTATCCATGTATAATCTAATACTGAATGGATTCTCTTCCAATTATCACCTAATCGTTCTATTAACTTATCTCTTGTTTCTTTTGCTAGTGGTGATACATGGCGTAACATAACAAATCCTTCATTTAGAACCATTACGATGTATCCTATTAGGAATATCATTTTTGTCTTTCTTTCTTAATGGTGTTTTACGATCATGTTTCAGATCATACTTTAATTGCTTTAGATATTTAAGATGATCCTTTATGGTTAATCTCATATTCTATTGTTAGTTTTTTACTTGTGCGTCCTGAATGATCTAACGTTTCGTACTGGTACTGTGTTACTTGGGCATTGTCAATCAGTTGTGCTAGTGATGTTATTTCACTGATGATATCCTTTTGATCTAACTTAGATTCATTCCAGAACTTATCCCATTCTTCTGGTTGATTGGTTACATCTTTAATGGGAGCATTCTTTTCTACTACCTCTCTAGCACTCTCCTCGAAGTCTGGTGTTGATTGATGCCTTGATTGGTAATCATCAAATATACCACCATCAGGGTCTAGGTCACAGTTAGTAAGATCAGTCACACATTCATCATTGCATTCTTGATCATTTATATCACATTCGGACTGGCACTCAAAGAATTCATCATTACAATCTCGTTGTGCTTGTTGCGTGTTCTTAGTCATGGGTATAAATGCATAGTTAAAATAGATGAATATTCTTCCTCTATTGTGTGTATTTAACCATAAATAGTGGTAGAATTAAATTAGTTTATGTAACAGATATCCTTTGTTATGTTGTTCAATTCTAAGGCAAGAAACATGCACAATCTCGTATCACAGAATCAATTGGCAGAATGGAATCATTCACAATCAAAGACAGATGAAAACATCAAACTCAATGACTATTATGCTTGTATGATCTCTGCACGAGATAAACCAGAAAAACGAATATGTAAGGAGATTCTATTATGAATCCAAACTAGTAAGTGTCACATCAGACCCCGAAAGGGGTCTTTTTTCATGCTAATGTGGATTGTACCTTTGAATAATAGAATATACTATTACAAGAGATATCAATGCGATACAAATTAGTGGCAATAATACATTCACTTGTCACTCCTCCTTAAGAGTCTATAATGTTGGGGTTTAAGATTGTTGCGTTGAATCCACTTGACTGCATCATAGTAATCTTTAAACCATGCCAGATTCAATTGTGGTTTCTTACGTATGTCCTGAAATCGTATTGGGAATGATTCACAAGGGAATAACTCCTTCTTACGTGATGCAGGACATTTAGGAGCATCAGGATGGGTTGAGATGATTGCAGGATTAGTTGCATCCAACTCAAATGGTTTGATTCTCCTCTTTGATGGAGTATTCAGTTTTTTTAAATTCGCATCCAGACTCTTTTGAGTGCGTGGCATCACTTCTCCTGTCTCATTCTAAGTAAATTGATCTCTGCTAATAGTTGCTCTGCCTTTGGTTCTTCACCCTTGTTCTTTGCTGCGATGTAGTCCAGTATTAAGTTTTTTAGATCGTCCCTCATGTCATTCGTACCTGACGGACTTGTATAATTCTTTGAGTTCATCCTCGTCGTAGAAGAATGTCTGCTCGTTATCTATAAGAGTTTCATCCAACCATTCAAAGAATTCATCCCCTATTGCAAGGGCAGAATCATACTTTTCCTCCGCAAACAGAGTGACCATGCGGTTTACCACGTGGTCATAGATCTCATCACGTTGCGCGGACATACGGACTTGTACATCGCTATCGTCTGCTTTTCCACTCATTTTGCTTTCAATTCAAGGGTATTACTCAGGTGATTGTATGAAATAAACTCCACATCAGGTGGTAAACTCTTGACTACGGATGCTGCAAAGTCATTGGGATATCTAGAAAATAGTCTCCAATACTTCTTTACACCATCATCGTCGAGTGTCTCTTTGGGTATGGGGCGGAGCACTGTGTCTCCTCCAATCAATTCAAAGCGGAAATCAATAAATTCCTGAATGTACTCGTGGAAGATGTTCTTCTTCATTGTAATGAGAGATAGTAAAGTTTACTTGTAATACTAATTATATCCTCCCAACAGCGTGGAGTGCCAACGACGGTGGAAACATGGCACTCCACATACTCAATCATAGCATCAATGTGCTATACTGTCAACTCTCCTGAATCCATGAATCGATAACAGCAAGAAGTTCTTCTGCGGTCTGTGCATCTTCAAGTAGATTGAATAGTGCAACTGATGAATTAAAAGCCATGATAATAAAGTAAGTTAAGGTGTACAATGGAGCTGTAGCATGGGACTTACACAGTTAAGGTAGTAATATTAAGGAATCGATCATGTGACCGCTTCTAAGTCGGTCTAGATTCCCCTTATTATCTGATGCCCAGTGATTATCTCAAATAGAGATAACCACCTGCCCAATCTGCTGAATGTAAGCAATCAGTTCTTGAGCGTTCATCTAATAAATTATATCTTACAATCTTTGCTGGTGACTTCCAACCTGCTGGTTTGTATACTTCACCAGTCTTCTTATCAATGAAAGCATGAACACTACTGTCTCTGCCTTCTTCGGTCTGTACTAATTTGATGTACTTGCGACCTTCTATTGCTCTAAAATCAAATGAACGATCAGATGATGGATACTTGCGATAGAAATTGGTTCTAAGTGCTTTTCTAAGATCTTGGACATAGGACGCTACTGACTGTTCATCATTTGTTTCGTCCACGAGTTCAGAAAGAGTCATTTGCCTGTTGATTGATGAATGAAGTGTGGAGAGGTTCGATTTAAACTCGATTAGTGAACGAGACCCTTGCCTCCACTCCTATATAATACCATTTTTCTCATCCTCTGCATCATCCTCTGTGCCACTTTGTAATCTGTCCCTTCTTACTGGCACATCCAATGACCATGCACTATTCTCAATGGTAACCATTTTAAATTCTTTCTTGAACTGCTTACGTGCCTTCTCTTGTGCTACCAATTCTGCCTCCCTACCTGGTTCAGGTTGAATCTCACCATAATGAGGATCCCATATCTCAGGATGCTCGTGGCAGTCATAGAACTCAAGGATACTAGTATCAACCATGTGATATATTGAATCCCATGTTAATGTAGTACGTAATCGTTCAGCAATGTATTGTATTTGATTCTCACTCATGCCTGAATCTTCAGAGTCCTTGAATAAGAATTCACCTCTAGTCTCTACTAGTTCATTGAGATCAATTGTGATCTGTATATTATTATAAATTGCCATTGTTATCCTCACTATGGTGTATGATAACCTTAGCATCTAGTTCACTATTGGTTGCATTTGGATTAGCAGTACGTTTGTACACACCCAAATCAATGTCATCACCTTTATGTGTACCGACACCAATATTCATGATTGCTCGGTATAACCAATCTAATACGTTCATGATGCCCATACCTCCCATGTATGCTTGTCTGATGGTCTTTTACAGTATAAACAGTGCAGACTACTCCATGCAAAGTTATACACCCTTAGAGCACCATCACAGTGTGGACAGATAATATACTTACCCTCTTTGGGTGCTCTAGTATACCTATTAACTTTCATTCTTCCACCTCCTCTGTGCATAGTTCTTCAAATTCTTCAATACTAAGGTACTCATCTTGATGTACGCTAGTACTTTCAGTTACGATAAACTCTTCCCAAAAATACTCTACTGAGATGCCCATGTCATCACTAACTGTGATTAGTTCAGCAATTTGATCATCATTGCATCCCAGTTCCTCAATACAAAACTTGAGGTCTGCAATTAATTGATCAACCATTGTAAGACTCCGATAGGGTTGTTAGTTTGTCGATAACAGTTGTTGCTATCTTGAATTCGACTTCAGATTCATGATAGTCTGAGTTAGAGATAGAATTAACAATCAGATCATACTCCTCTCTAGTGAAGTAGACTGGTAAAGAAAGTTTCATTATGCGTTTTGAACTGTGTCCCATAACTCAATGAAGTTACGTAGGAAATGAGTTTGTGAATCGGTTAACACTGCATTACTATACAGCAGATCATCAGCACTGTCAAGTGGCAGACCCTGTTCTGTTAACCAATTGGTGTACCACTCGGATAGAAAATCGATTGAAGACATAGACCTGTTTGATTGATATACTTAGTATAACAGAAAAAGGGGGCATGTAAACCCCCTGTGTACCAGTTTGTTAACTGGTCTATGCTCTCATCTGTTCGTACTCTGTAACAGCATTGGTAACTAACTCCTTATGGACATAGAATAGTTTATCAAAGTCAACTCCTTCCATGTCCCACTCTGATACGTAATCCCACATATCATAGTCAGTTGTACCATCCTTATAGGTTGGTGCTGAACAGAAATCATCATTCTCATCTAACCAGAATGTTCTTCCGAAGTGTAGTGACTGTACAGTCTTGAACATTTGCGCAGATGTTAGTTCATTTATTACTTCTGAAGTCTTGAACATTTGCTCAGATGTTACAACGTCTAAGTTTGGTGCAGTCATGAGTCCTTTGATTGATGTACTTAGTATAATGGAAGTTTGGTGGGAATGGTGGAAATACGGTCAGTTTGTAAACTGGCATAGTCCTCATGCAATTCACACCCAATATATGATCTACTTAGTTTCTTGGCAACCATAGCAGTAGTGCCTGACCCCATGAATGGATCTAGTACTATATCACCCTCCTCCGAACCTGCTAGAATGCATGGTTCAATGAGATCAGGTGGATACACTGCGAAGTGAGCACCTTTATAAGGTTTATTGGTCACCGACCACACACTACGCTTATTCTTTGTGGGATAAGATTTTGAAAGACCAGAGTGTGGCTGCAACCCTGTCCCTTTATTGTGATACTTACCGTTTGTCCTATTTCTCGTACCCCAATCTTTAGCAGGTTCTTTAATAGCTTCATTGTTATAATAATACTTGCGAGACTTACTCAATAAAAATATGTACTCATGTGACTTAGTACATCGATCACGTACACTCTCAGGCATTGGATTAGGTTTATGCCATATTATATCCTGTCTGAGATACCATCCATCAGCACGTAATGCAAATGCTAACATCCATGGAATACCAATGAGATCCTTCTCTTTCAATCCTTGTAGTTTGTTACCACGTCTTGCACATTTGTCTGGTAAATCTTGTTTAGTGTTGGACACAGTTTGTTTAACTAATCCTTGACCTTTACCTGGTCTATAGTTATAATAACTATCACCAATATTCAACCACAGTGTACCATCATCAGTCAGGACATCACGTACCTCTCTGAATACTTCTACTAATTGTTGAATGTATTCTTCAGGTGATTGTTCTTGTCCTATCTGATTGTCTTCACCACCATAGTCTCTAAGACCATAGTAAGGTGGAGATGTTACACATGTACGTGCTTTAACATCGAATTGCTTCAATGTTTCACGACAGTCACCATATAATATGGTATTCTTCATGTATTCAATACCCATACAAGACGAGTGACCATTAATATAATAATCACATAATACGTCCACATAATCCACATTCCAATTTTGTTGTGACGTGAACCTTTTACATAAGGATGAGCACCAGGTGGGCAATCATTCCATCCTGCTTGCATGTACTCATCAGTGTGAATCTTTCTATGAGTATTATCAACTCGTTTCTGATCACGTACAGTCCATGGTTTCTCATGTGATAAATCTAACCAATGTTTCATGATAAAAAGTTATTTAAGGGTTGAAATTTCTTGATTCGTTTCATAGTATCTTCAACATATTCTTCGTGCAATTCTACACCTAAGTAGTGACGATTAAGATCTATTGATGATATTGCAGTAGTTCCACTTCCCATGAAGGGATCAAGAACTAAATCACCTACAAAACTATAATATTTGATGATATTATCTGATAATTGTTTAGGATATGGAGCAGGATGATTTGATTTTGTTTCAGGATTGAATGACCAGACATTAGATCTTTCATATCCATCCTCTACCAAACTCTGTTCCAATATATCTCCAGAATATGATCTTACAGTTTTATCAATTAGAAAATCTGCTGGTTTTTGAAAAACAAAAATAGTTTCAGAAACTAGATTTGGTTTATAAGCCACAGGTTTACGATGTTGAAAAAACCCACCATTTCGATTTATGGCAGAACCCTCTGGTTTCACCCATACTATATCATCTATGTACTTCCATCCAATGTCCTCCATCACCTTAAAGAAATGAAATGGAATTGCTAGTCTCTTGCTTTCATGTGATCGTGACTCTCTTGCCTGAATGACAGGTGATAGATTGACACAACACATCCTGCCATCAGCAGTTACACGAAAGACTGATGCAAATACATTGTGTAGAAACTCAAGGTATTCTTTGTATGTTGGCCACGTTGAGTATGCCCTTGCATTATAATATGGTGGCGAAGTACATGTTAGATGTACCATGCCACTATCAACTATATCAAGAACATCTTGTGCGTCACCAACAAGAATGGTATCGTATAGATCATTCATACCATTTTACGTGAGGATGATTTGTTACTATTGCAGTCACCATTAACTAGTGACTTACGTCCATGACATAATTTACAGTATGTCTTGACGTTAGCAGGATTATTATTATGATGATCACCATCTAAATGGTCAAGATCAAGACTGTTTTCAAATCCCTTCCATTGCTCTTTGGGTACAGGACATGCCCAACCAAGATGACCATCATGATTTTCACAATAGTCTTTCTTATGTTGTGTGACACCTGCCACAGTCTTACCCTTCTTACGTGCAGTAGCACATGTGGAGCATTCTGATTTGAATGACCAATACTTCCACTCTCTTACCTGCACATTATTATTACACCCATCATTTACACATGTGGGTAGAGTATGTCCTTCAGCGAAGAACTTCTCTTTCATTGGATTTGATTTTGACATACCCATATTGGGAAACTACTAGTATTATACACTAAAAATGAACCGTGTCACCATTTGGTGTGCGGTTCATCAACTGTCCCAGAGTTCCAACTGAATGTACTCTGGTGGTCTACGATGCTTTATGAACTTAAGGTCTTTCCAATCTTGCTCGTAACACAACAACAATGTGTGTACGAACTTATGCCTGTCATCCTTAGCATACTTACA